TGCTACGTTACCGCTACCGCGTGACGAGACGCCTAGTTTAACTCCGCTTTCAAGCATTGTTTTAACTAGGTTCCCCATCGGTGTTGGTAAAATTTTCAGTTTTCCATAACCGTTATCGCCATCCATCCAACATTCAGTTATCATATGGCTAACACGGTCGATATTGATATTAAGTCCTTCTGGATGGTCAACTTCACCGAGAACACTGTATCCTCCAGTAATTTGATCATTGAGAGTTTTGACAGCCCTGCCTATTTCATTTACAGGATACACTCGCTGATTAGCGTTACGAACACCACCTTGGATCATAATACCTTTTAAAAAAAGGTCTTTTCCTTCGTTGGCATTCTCAAGCACTATATTAGCTTGGTCGAATGTCAAATGCTCTTGTAAGTTTCTCATCTATTAGTCCTTACTATCGTTCTTATTTGCCTACAACAGATTTTTTGTTGTCAGCAGTCTCTGGCTTCGACTTCTTTTCAGCGCCGTGTCCAGGTTCGGTTTTGCCAGCTTTTGCTGCCTTACCACCAGGAACGTTTACGTTCTTGGTATTCATGTCCTTTGCACTTGTATCACTTAAAGCATTACCTTTAACTGTACTTCCTGCTCCGGCTTCTGCGCTTGCATCTGAACCAGCTTGGTTTAAATTACCTGCTGTTCCGCCCATGTTGTTAGCACTTGCTACTGTTGACTTTGAGTTTGCACCGTTGTCACCCATTGTAGCTGATACTTTTTCAACATACTCGCGCATTGTTTCGCCTGCTGTCTTTTCAGTTTCTTCAACTTCTTCGTCAGCTGCTTCTTCAACTTCTTCATCTGTAGCTTCATCAACTTCTTCATCTGATGCTTCAAATGCAAATGATTCTTCTTCTGGTGCTTCTTCAGCATCGTCGTCAGCTTCTTCGCCATCGTCTTCGCCATCGTCATCACCAGCCATCATTTTTTCAAATTCTGCTTTAAGGTCGTCTAGTGCGTCTTCTAGGTCTTCTACACGATCTTCAACATCACCTTCTGGTGCGTCTTCGTCGTCGCCTTCTTCGCCTTCGTCGTCCATGCCTAGGTCTGCCATCATGTCATCTGTTTTGTCCATGTCCATTGGATCAGCTTCTACTTCAAACTCATCTAGGTCAAAACCTTCTTCGACTGTTTCGTCATCTGACTCGTCTAGATCTTCGTCAGTTGCTTCATCTACTTCTTCATCAGTTGCTTCATCTACTTCTTCATCAGTAGCTTCATCAACTTCAGCTTCGTCTTCTAGTAAACTTTCATAGATATCACGTGATTTTTCAACTACAATCTCGTGGAATAATTCTTGTGCTGCTTCTTTGTCTTCATTGACAAGAAGCTCTAGCATCTTTTCAAACTTATTTTGATCTGCCATTTTTAACTCCTATAAATGTTGTGTACACGCAAGAAACACCGAAGATGCTCCCTTTGTGGGGCTGTCAATATATATTTACATTATTTTGGAAAAAGTATACAGAAATAGGCTCAAAACGAGCCAAAAAGTACTATGAAGCCATTTTTGCTTGAAAATCTGCAACTGACATGTGTGTAAGATTGTTTAATTTACTAAATCGCTTTGGAATAAAATTATTTTCTCCTAACACTCTTATATATCTCTTGTCAGGATTGTTAAATATGACACTATAAGTTTGGCTTTCCCAATTACCGTAATATGTAGCAGCTTCATTACTTTTTTTATAATTGTTAGTATCAGCGTATATGTTATTAACTCTGTTATCTTCGCCTAACCCTTTATAATCAAAACCTAAAATATATATTTCATTATTATTATGAATAGAAGCTAAATGAAGGGCAGTGGGCCCACTACTCCATCCTTTTGTTGGGTTAAAAAAATTAAATCCAGTCATTTGGTGATATAACTTATTAGGATTTGTCCATACTTCGTTGCTGTGTTGATAACGTGCATTATTAATTTCTATAATCATTTTAACATCAACTGCAACCAAATAGTTAGGAGAATACTCTCTAAAAAGAGCATTACAACCGTATATTTTTCCTTTTGATTTTAATTGATTCAAATCGACTGGTTTACGACTTACACCGTTACCAACGACAAATGCTGTTATTGACATTACATTTCAGCTTGTTGTTGTGACGCTATTCCATACATTTGTTTAACAAACTCAAGTTCTTTTAATTTTTCTTCTTTATGTAGTTCAGATGATTTTCTTATTTTTTGAATTTGTTTTAAACTTAATCTTGTCTTACGAGTATCATTTCTGGCCATTGGTGAGTCATCAGAGTCTGCATCATAACGTTTGTCATCTACAGACTCAACAGTCTCAGGATCAAAGTAAAATAATTCTCGTAGTATCATATTATTATTTATATCGTTTGTTCAGTTCCTGAACTAGAAGCTCCTAGTTCATTGCCCGTTACTGTTTCAGGACCTGTATCCGAGCCGCCGTCTTCGGCTCCGGTTTCAGTATCTACTTCGTCTTCTAAGTTTCCTAAATCATTACTGATTCCGCCACTGCTAATTCCTGCATCACGCATTTCTGCACCAGCTTCTCCAGGAATTGGAGATAAGTTTTCTTCGTTTTCTTCTCGCCATAGACGTTCATTCTCAGCAAGTTCTTCGTCAGTTAAGCCTAAGAAGCGTTGCATTGCAAAGCGATTTGAAATATAAGGTATTGCACTCATTTGTGTATATGTTGGTACACGAGCATTGTCAATTTCACTCTGTCTATATGCTGCAAAGTTCTGCGGTGGCTGAAACTTAAGATCAAACATTGCAACATCAACATTCATACCTTTTTCTAACAAATAACGTTTAAACTCTGTGTCAAATTCTTCAACTACTAGATTTTGCAAACGTTCACAATAGGTATTGAAGCGTAGCTCTTGGATATAAGCTGTACCCACACGTCCGTCATTATATTGTGCTGCTGAATCATCTGCTCCAGTTGGTAAGTACGAACTTGGGATACGTAAGCCGCGTACCAGCTTATTAGTAAAGTATCTAAGGTCATCAATCTCTCCTAGGTTAGTTCCTCCTGGTAATGTTTCAACTTTAGATCCTCTACCTTCTGCCGTTTGAGGGAAAAAGTAATCTTCGTTGATTGACAGGGGATTGTATGAACTGTCTATGACATTTGAACCTCCGCCTGTTGACGATGGGATACGTCTTTGATGTATTTCCGTTTTAACACGTTCCACAAATTGCATAGCAAGGTGTGATGGCATGTTACCCACATCAACGTAGAATACTCTGCGCTCTGGCGCACGTTGGACACGATATATAATGATCGCATCTTCAAGCAATTCTTTTTGCTTGTATACTTTAAAAATAGTTTCTAATAATGAATTACCAAATGGATAGTTGTTGTCTAAACCTTCACTCAAACTTAAATGCACAACATGTTCTGCATCAACTGTAACTTCCCCGTCATCAGTTGTAAATCTACTGCCGCTCATGCTAGACTGGGGTTGGCCTACCATACCACGTGCACCGCCAGTAGGTTGATACTGAGATCCGCCTCCGCCAGTTATGTTGCCGTTTGTTTGGTATGGTGTTGTAGCAATACCGTCTTTAAAATTAAAATTAATATTTTTAATTACATACTGCTCAGGTACTTTGCCTTCTGATTCGTTTACAATAATACGTGATACATTTGCAGGATCTACATGAAACCAACGTTTAGTTTCTGGATCACGTAGGAAGAATTGATCTCCCATTTTGAATACATTGCGTAGTATTCTAAAAATCTTTGTTTCAAAATGTTGTAGCTTATTCCACTGTTGCAGATATTGTTGAATTATTGTAACTTCTGAATTAGTTGCTTCTGATTTAAAATTAATAATAAAAGGTGTATTGTTTGCTTTATTTTTTTGTGTGCAAAATTCTGCAAGAATATCTAGTGCTGCATTAACTTCACTGTCTAAATCCATTGTATTGTATTGTCCGTATCTTTCAACACGATTCGGACTGCCAACATAAACATCTGGAAGATATGAACTATAGTTAGAACGAGCAGGGCCTGCCATGTTGCCGCCACTACTAGCATTTGTAAATGGAGAATATGATCCGCTAGGATTATTTCCTGTAGGTACTGGTGTAAAATATTTTTTCCAACTCATTATGTATTATTCTCCATTAGCCTGACGGCATACTTCTTGAAATGTCTGTAGAATTACCGTTTTTTGTATTTCGTACAATGGCAGCTTGTTTTGGTGTTTGTAGTCTTAATTCAGCTAACACTAATTGTAGTGTGTTATTTACTTCTTCGCTGCTGCCGCCGCCGCCTATTGAATCCATTTTAGATAATACAGAACCGGCATTTTCACCTGTGCCTATACCAAATTTATTATCTTTAGAAAGTTCATCATTTAGCTCGCCAAGAACTTCCACTAATTTTTCCATACTATCAGTATAACTTCTAACTGCATCTGTGTCAAGTCCTGATTTTAAAATATCTAAGTTGCTTTGCAATCCTTCAATATTTGAAAAACTTGCCATAGCACTTTGTGCATCCATTAAGGAATTAGCACCTTCGACAGCAGGAGTAGCATCTAAGGTTGGAGATGCTTCTGCTGTTGGTATTTCTAACTCTGTATCACTACCGCCTAGTAACGATTTACCTTCGCCTCCTAACCATTTTGGTAGATACTGTTTAAAGTTTGGCATTTCAAAATCAAAATCAAAGAATCCTTTAACAGTATCTATAATACCTTGAAATAAGCTGCTGATAGATGGAATTTTAATTCCTTCAAAGCCAAAGAATCCTGTTACTGTTTCCCATGCTGTTGTTAAAAGAGATGATATTGAATATGTAAGAGTGTCAGCTCCAAAAGTAAAGAAGCCTGTTATTGTTTCCCATGCTTTTGTTGCTAGTGCAGAAAAGCTAAATCCTTCTTTTCCAAAATCAAAAAATCCTGTTATCTTAGTCCATGCTTCGTTTATTAAAGTACTGATTGCATATGTTGCTTCACCTTCTCCAAAGCCAAACCAGCCTGTTACAGTAGTCCATAATTTTGTTAAATCTTCTGAGATGCTAAACTTTGTATCAGCAAGTGTGAACCAACCTGTAACAGTTTCCCATACGTTAGAAGCAATATCGGCTATACTATAATTTCCTTCGGAGTCTGGTACAAACCATCCAGTTACAGTTTTCCATGCATCCGATGCTAATGAGCCAAGACTAAATGTAGATTCACCTTCGCCAAATGTGAACCAACCCTTAACAGTTTCCCAAGCACCGCTTGCTAGATTGCCTATACTATAAGATTTAGAGTCTTCACCAGTACCGAAACTAAAGAATCCTGTAATTACTTCCCAAGTGCCTTTGAATAGTTCTATTAGCTTATCTTTGCCTATCACTGCGGTTATTGCTGCAACAATTAATACTGGGAGGCCAACGATTGGAGCAGCAATTGCAGTTGCAACCACAGCAAGTCCGCCTACAAAAACATCGTCCCATGTTATATCAAAGCCAGAAAATAATCCGGCAATTACACTTTTAACTCCATCAGCAATATAACCGCCTATTCCTGCTGTCATATCCGACGCTCCTGAGAACATGTCGCCAAGAAGCCCTTCAACGTCTGCATCTAACACTTTGTCTGTGCCGTCTTCATTTTTTCCTATAACATCGCCTTTTTTACCGCCGAGAAATGCTGTTTTAAGATTGAATTTACCAATATCTGTAATAAATGTTTTGAATCTTTCTATCATGTCTTTAATAATACCAGTTAATGCTTTTAGTGAATCTTTAAATTCAGGACTCTCGGTAAACTCTTTAATAGCTGTTGCAAACTCACTAACACCATCCTCAGTAAGCTTAAAAATACCCGAATCTATAAAGGCTAATTGTAGTGCACTTCTAGCTTGATTGATAGTTTCTTCAAAATCCATTAATCCTTTCTGTTTTTTACGTTGTTCTTCTTCTCTTTTTTCGCGGGCAAGTTTCTGTTCTGCTGATTCGTTAGCTAACGTATTAGTGTCAGTAATTACTTGAAGTGCATCTGCCAAACCAGGAACTTTGCTCATTGCATTTTCTAAGCCGCCGCCAAAACTTTCTGCCTTTGCTGCAAGTTCTTTGTTTACTTGTATCATAAACGCTTCTAGTTGTGTAGGGTCCATATTTTCAATGTTTTGACCTTGTGTTCTAAAAGTTTCACTAAATGCCATCAATCGTTTTGTTGTTTCGTCAGTAGGAATACCATCTTCATAATCAATTAGTGCATTAGCAAGTCCTTGAGATGTTGCACTTACAGCACCAATATTAGCACTAAATTTTTCTGCTGCATCTGCTGTCATATTTGCCATGACAGCACCTATTCGCACATCACCTTGTTGTGCTTTCATAGACTTCATTATTTCTTCTCTACTTTTTCCAGTAACTGCTGAAAGCTCTCTAAGATTTTCTGCAAATGCTGCTGCGTTAGATGCTGTAACTCTGCCCTGTGTTCTATTTTGTCTAAATTGTCTTGTTTGTAGTTCTGCATAATCTAACAACACTTCGTTAAGTTCCATACTTGTGAAACCCATATTCATTAGTTCTCTGCCTGGACCATCTCTAAGTTCCTTTGCCATTCTTCCAAAACTTGAGGCTCCTGATGCAACATCACCGCCAAACTGTTGTAGTATAACAGAGTTTTCGCGCACTATACTAGTAAAATCATCAAAAGGAATTGCAGAGTCTGCTGCTGCTCTTCTCAGACCTGCTAGTCCTTCACCAAACGTTGCACCAACTTGGCTTACTTCACGAAAAGCATCAATACTGTTATCGATCATTCCAGCAAGCGGACCTAGAAATTGACCTATTAATGGAATAGAACTTGTAAAGTCACTAATTCTATTTC